CCAAATAATGGAAATATTAATAACTGTATTAATACAGCAAGGAAAAATCCACTACCAACATCTAATATACTTTCTTTAATATCTCTTTTATTCATTCGTTCCTGCTCGCCATGCTGACTCTGGTCTCTCTAAAAATTCTCTTTCACCATCTTCATTGGTAAAATAAAATCTATCAATATTTTTTGCATTAGGAAAATAAGTATTGACAGTAAATCTATCTGATGGATAAGATACGTGGTAATGAGAACCATTATCTAAGCATAATTTTTTTATATCATTTCTATGTTTTTCATTATGTTTAAATAATACTGTTTGAGATAGTGGTATGGCTTTTGTTTGTGATAATGCTCTCAATGCAGCCAATGATTTTTTCAATGATGTTCCTCTTCTATACTTCTGGTGCATTTGCTCATCAATGCCATCTACATCTATAACCATTGACAATCTTCTACCACAATAATTGCCAAGGTTTAAATAAAATTCTTCTTTACGAATACTACCATTTGTTGTTATAATAATTTTTGCTTTTGAGTTATCAATAATATAATGACATATTCTTCCTATATCTTTTGCCATTAAAGGGTCTCCCCAAAGACCACAGAAACTATAATTTTCTATATCATCTAAACTTTCTTTTGGAAACATTTTTTGAAAATCTGCAAGTGACCAAGTTGTTAATGGTAAATATTCTTTAGTTTTTAAATTATTTACAATATCTGTTCTTTGACATTGTGGACATCTAGCATTACATAAATTTGTAATTGCTACATCAACTGTGTGAGTCTTCATTTTTTAAATACTTCCAACTGATAGGGAAATGGTCTTTAATATTCCCTGAAATTTCCCTTGCAACCTCTCTTGTTTCTGATTGAGCATTATCGTGGTCTCTTAAATTACATACTCTAGCAAAAGCATATAAAGTGCCTGACCATATCCACTCGGTCATCATACATTGAGGCAATACTATTCTTGCCATCTCTGGAGCAATACCTTCCTCTAACATATCATCATAAGTTTCTGTTGCAATGTTTATTAACTTCATAATATCATAAGGTACTTCTTCATCACTTGAACCTTGTTTAATACTTTCTTCTGGTCTCTTTCTCCACATAAATGGTATCATAAATTCTGGTTTATGATCTACGTATCTTCTACTCACTTCGTTCCACGCTAGACCCACTTGATGTTTTACTAACTGTCTTGCTACAAAGACAGGTGCTTTAATTCTAAATGATAACGAGGCGTGAGCAAATGGTGACCAATGATTATGTTTAGCTAAATATTTTATTAACTTCTCATCTTTTTCTTCCCACGCAAATTTTCTTTTATTGAAAGAAACTCTAGCAGCATTTACTACTGATAGGTCACTTCCCATTTTATTAATTAATTCAACTTCCATTAAAATAACGTTGCCCTTCTGCTGTGCCTAAAGTAATCTAATTTTTCCTGAAAATTTGATTGAAAATGATTAGGATTTTGTTTTTCTACTTGTGAAAAACACCATATGTTTTCAATGTAGATACGATTCATAAACTCTAATTTTTCTTCTGCACTCTCAAATAGTTTATCTGATTTAGGTCTTTGCATAATTCTCATTCCTATTTGACCTACAAAGTTATCTTTTAAACTACCAACTAATTCATCACAACTATAATATCTTTTACCTTTTATTGTAGGGTCCATTATGTTAATAAATGTATGTTTGGATCTCTCAAAAGTTTTTTGTGATACAGGTAAATAAAAATCATCACGCCATTTTAAATATTCATCAAATTTTTTCCAAGATTGATTTTCTTCTTTTTCACCACCCTCATTATATCTTTCAGTAGAAAAATAAGGTGGACTTGTAAAAGCACAATCTATATTATCAATTTGTTCCCAAGGTAAATCTTCAGCACCGCAATTATATATTGTTACCTTTTTAGGTGTAGATAGAAAACTGTTATATGTTTCTATTTGTTTAAAATATTGTTTGTAAGTATTTGGATTAGGATCACAACCAATATATTCTTCAGCGTCTGAAGCAAAGAAACCTGCAAGTCTATCACCCCAACCACAACTTGTATCTAATACTTTTTTAGCATTTGTCATTTGATATATTGCTTTTGCTACATTAGGTTTAAATTGTGTTGCAATATAAGTCTGTAATCTAAAAGCAGATACATAACTCTTATCATCTAATCTGCCACCTCTTAATTCTTCTTTACCTTCTACTAAAACAGGTTTCATACCATTAATACCACGCCACATAGGACCTAAACATCTCCATATATCTTTCGCTGTACCATTATACCATACATCTAATGGTGATTTAAAACTATAACTTGAACAGTTTAATCTTAAATGTTGATGAAAATAATTTGATGCATCATTATGAATAGATGGTGCGTCTATAATACCAAGTCCATATTTTTTAAAATTATATTTGTAATCGTCATATTTTTCTTTTACATTTCTATCTATTTGTTCTAATGGTTTAACATATTCCCATACATCTTGTTTTTGTAAACCTTTAAATGCTTGACGCATTGCTTCAAATGAAATCTCCTTTAGAGGAAACTTTGGTCTATTGTCTGCAATATACTGTGCCAAATCTTCTCTAAATTTTTCTTTACCTATATCATTCGTAATACGCTCAAACGTACTTTGATCCATTATAGGTAATTTATTTTCATCTGCATATTTACTTAACATCTTCATCATTCCATTTCAATAATAACCATACCACAAAGGCATATATTATTATAACATACAAAATTGATATTGTCAATTCTAACATAATAAGGGTTTATCTACTCTTTTTTTTATATCTTTTAGATATTTTTCTGTCTTTTCTATTAAATAATATTTTCTACCTTCTAAAATCGCAGCCTCACCAGTTGTACCTGTACCAGCAAAGGGGTCTAATACAATGCCATCTTTGGGTGTAATTAATCTAACAAGGTATTTCACCAACTCTAAAGGTTTAACTGTTGGATGTCCACTATCTCCCTTTTCCTTTTTACTTGCTTTAGCACAATAAAAATATCTTGCCCAATCATCTTCCAAACCATCATGTATTATATTAGCTGGCCATCTACCATTTTTTGTTCTTTCTTTAATTTCTTCAGCACCAATTTTTCTTATTTTAAAAGTATCTGTACCCATATAACCTTTAGAACCATCTGAACCTGTTTTATGCCAACCACTTCTATCATTTTCATCTCTATATGGCACTCTACAATCATCTAAATTTAATTCTTTATTTACACCTTTTCTAGCCACACATATTGGTTCATGTGCTGGTTTTAATAAGTTTCTTCTTTTAGGAAAACCACTACCATATATCCAATTAATCATATCAACTACTTCAAAACCTGCGTCTTCTAATGCAACTGCCATTCTATGATAGTTTCTAGTAGCTGCAAATGCTAAGCATACGGCACCTGGTTTTATAACTCTATATACTTCTTCCCAAAATTCTTTTTGAAATGCAATGTCGCCACCGTCCCAAGTTTCTCCCATAAATCCTTTTGCCGCTCTATGATAAGGACCACTGCGTCCTTCTTTCTCATCTTGGTTATTAATACCTTTTTGTCCTGGTCCAAATCGTTTAACTATTGAAGCTAAATGATATGGTGGATCAGTTACACACGAATCAAAAACATTATCATCTAAAGTTTTTAGATGTTGTAAACTATCAGCATTTATTATCTTATTTGAGTCCATAAATTAAAAAAATATATTTTATTGTTAACATAAGAAGTAAAAATCTAGGAATACTCCAATCAGTTCTCCAAGCTAGCATTCTGCCTGTTGCATATCCCAAATGTATTATTATAAGTATTAATAATATATCCATTATATCTAATTCTTTTATTATTCAAAAAAACTTTCTAAACTTGCTTCACGTTCAAGTTTCCAACCAATAGAATTTAAAATAAACCTTAATGGATCAGTAAATGTTTTTTCAAATTGTGTATCGTAATCAACATATTTGTGTAAATCAAATTCTTCTGGTATCCTTGTTACAAAAGCAATGACAGTATCTTTAACTGTATTAGGTTGTTTTAACATTAAGAATTTAATTTTATCACCATCTCTTATCAAAGGATATTTTCTTTCAAGTTTATTTCTATGTATGTAATGATTATAAATCAAACCCCCTTTAACGTGAATAGGAGTTCCTTTATTATAAATTTGGGATGAATTTTTAAACTTGTTTATATTATTACAAGACCTAGGAAAAGCAACTTCTTCTGGTGTTAATGTTTTAAATACTTCTTTAAAGTCGCTTACAAACTTAATTAAAGCGTCCTCATCTTCATTCATTATTACACGTATAGCATCCTTAATTTTTCCTCTACACACTTCAGGCGTAGATGATTTAACAGCTTCAACACCCATAATTTTTAGTTTAGATGTTTCATATCGGACACCTTCTTCATCAAATACGTTCATCATATATCTTTTTTTGGCAACCCATATAGCTTTGTTAGCAATTAATTCTCGTTTCATAATCATTTTTTGGCCAAAAGCATTTACATACTTAGCAAGATTTGAAAAACTATCATCAATTACCTTTTGTATTTTATCTTCAGCAGCCTTATCAATAAAATCTGTAACCTGTTGTGTTGTTTTATCTTTACAAACCTTATCAACAAGTGTATCTAATTTAAGATAGATAGAATCTGTATCGGATGCTACAACATAGTTCACATTGGTTGTATTTAAAATCTTATTCATAAACTTATTAACATCTCTTTCAACCCAGCGAATAGATAACTGACCACCAAGTGTAATCGCTTCTGCTTGTTTTACATCAAAATATCTAAAGTATTGATTGCCAATAGCACCGTAAGCACTATTCAATGCAATCTTTTTTGCCATTTGAATATTATGACACCTTGAAATTTCATTTTTATAAATTGGGTCTTTTGTTTTTTGGAATTCTTTTTTAGCTTCTATTGCTTTCTTTTTAAATACAACTCTATCACTATACATCTTCTCCATTAACTCTGGAAGAAAGCCTTGCTTATCTCTTTTAAACATAGCACCGTTTGGTGCGATGGTCACATCCTTGGATTTTGCAAAATTTAAATCTAATTTTTCTGTTAAAAAGTTTTCTACACCAACTGCCTTTGTATCTACTCCAACAAATTTTTCAGGACTTATATTATATTGCATAATCAAATGTGGATAAAGTGAATTAAGGTCAAATGAAACAATCCATTTATGTAAACCTAATTGTGGATCTTTTACATATGCACCTTCGTATTGTGTATCCTTTTCGTGGTCTTCTCTTGGTGGAATTATAATATTCTTTTTAAGTAAATGATTATAGATTAAAGTATCCCAACATCTTACTTGTGAATATACATCAATATAATTTACTTTATAATCATAAGCCATTGTTAAGCACAACTCAATTAATCTCATTTTATCTTCTAACTTGTCAACTAATTCTACATCTTGGATATTATATTCTACAAATCGCTGATAATCTTTTGTATAAAAATCTTTAAATGTTTCATATGGATTTTCTAACTTTTGCTCACCTAATTCTACTTTAGCAATATAATTTAATCTATAAGACTCTTGTCTAACATAAGTAAATTTTTTATATAAATCAAAATAATCTAATATAGAAACACCAAGTATATTCCAATATTGAGAATTTTTATTTCCTAATTGAACTCTATCAGCATTAACAAAGTTCCAAGGACTCATTTTATTAATCGTATCATTATCAAAAATAAATCTCATACGATTCATTAAATAAGGTACGTCAAAAAACTTAACGTTCCAACCCGTAACAATATCTGGATGATTTTTACACCAAAACTTTAAAAACTCCATTAATAGATGTTTTTCATTCTGACATTTAACATAAGTTTCATTTGTTTTTTTAGAAATAAAATCACCAGTACCCCAAGTTATTAGCTGTTTATTACTATGATTTTTTACCGTGATACATATAATCACTTCTTTTGCAGTGTCTGGATCGGGAAAGCCGCCCTCACACTCGGTTTCTATATCAAGTGTGAATAACTTGATATGATCTTTATTCCATCTCACCTCATCTCTATATTCGTCTGCTATGTACTGATAGTTGTATCTATTCATACCATAGATTTTATATTCAGGTATAGTACTATACTCACTATAGAAGTGTTTTGCTTTTGGAATAGAATTAAAACTTTTAGGTTTTAAATTTATGCCGTCTAATGTCTTATAAATGGATTGTTCTTTTGTAGGTAGGAATAATTTAGGGGAATAATTAATACGACTCAAATATGGTTTGCCATTATTGACGCCTCTAATGAGTAATTTGCCCTTGTGTTCAACGACATTTGTATAAAAGGTGCTTGCCAAATTCATAATATATTATAACAAAGAAAACCTAGAAAGTCAATAACTAGTGGATAATTGATTTTTTGTTTGGTTGTACTATTGAGCTAGTATTTTTTTCATAGGCATCCACCATCTTATCATCTGGTAGTGTTTCTGCCATTATATTGTTTTTCTTTATTTTAATAACTTGATCTTTTGTATATGGTATATAAGGATGAAAACCAATCTGCATTGGTTGTCCTGGTTTACCTTGCATTGGAATTAATACAAAAGGTTTTTTGATTGCTTGCCACGTAGAGGTTGATTGTTCTTCAATTGGCACGCCAAGCAGATCCTCACCTGTTGTGAGTCTGTATAATTTAATCATAATATTTACTTTTTATCTATTCAGTTTTTTCAGTTTTTGTTTCTTCAGTTGTTTGTTTTTTCCCAATATTATATTTCGCTTGTAAATTCCATTCACTCTTTTCTTTAAAAGCAATTATCTTAATTTGTGATAACGGTGCTTTGTTTTCAGCATTCTCTGGTTTTACAATTGATAATAAGTTCCAGTCTTGTAATAAAACTGATATTGTGTTACGTCTTTGTATATCGTTTTCTATTAGAGTGGCTTTTTTGCCATCTAAAGCAAACAATTCTTTAAAATGTACTATGTAATATTTACCTTGTTTATGTAAAATGTGGCAAGATTGAAATAACGTTTTGTCTTTCCTACTTGCAACACCTATTCGGGATAATGTCTCCCTAATTTTTAGAAAGTCATCTGGCTGTTTAAGTGTTACTTCTAACATCTGCTCAGGTGACCAATTAAAACTTTCCTCACTCATTTTTTTCTCCCACCTTTATCTAATCTCTCTTTGATAAAGTTTAATTGTTTTTTATCTAGTATGTCTAGGGCTACCTTTGCTTTCGTATTGCTATAACCATAATATTCTTTCACATACTCTAAATTTTTAGATTTGGATGTGGATATCCACTTGCCCCCAAACCGTTTTCTTTTTCTTATACTATTTAGTAAGAAGTGAAATTGCAAACGTTTAGTGAGGCTGTGTCGCTGATTCATTTCGTTTGCCATCATTATTGAATCAACGTGTTGTGATAAACACCGATTTATTACGTAGGGTGGGAATTTCTTTTCCCAAGTTAAGTCAGTTCCATCAAGTAAATTAACCTTTGTCCAGTTAATCGCATTCAAATAATCACTTAATTTATACTCAATCATAATATACTTTCTGGTGCTGCTTCACGGAGTTGAACCGCGGACCTACTGATTACAAATCAGTTGCTCTACCAGCTGAGCTAAAGCAGCTCTACTTTCGTTTTCTGCCCATATAGTTTTCTGAAGGTTCATAGTTCCATTTGTGTCCGTGATGTCCTCTTATATCAGCATACCACATTCTTAATTTTACTATCATTACTCTCCATAGTGTTCTCTTTACCATTGTCTTTCTTATTCATCTATTTAAATTTACATTCTGCCATGATTTGAGTCAGGCACGCAACCATATTTATCTCGTGGTCAGCCACAAAAGCGGATTTATATTGGTAATCAGCAATTGTTAATACGGCAGCAGGTATAGATTGAGGTTGAAGATGTTTATACAAAATATCATAAACATTACTAAACAATGAAGAAGGATCTTGGTCAAGGTTCTGAATAACCCATTTTCTCATATCACTAAATCTTTTTTCTTTTAATAACTTAATTAATTCTTTGTTATTAATATCAGATAATGATACAAGTATGCCACTATCAATTTTACCCCTTACGGAATATCTTTGAAGTTCATTAATCGTTCTTCTAAAATCTGGATAATGTCTTTGTATTAACTCGGCTAATACTCTTTTATCGTATTCTATATTTTCTGATTTAAGTATTTCACCTAGTCTACCTAAAAATGCAGTAGCAGTTTTTACTTTTTGACCATTTGTAATACGAAAATCAATAACAGTACACCTACTATGTAAGGCAGGTATAATCTTATTCTTAAAATTACAAGTAAATATAAATCTACAATTCTTATAAAAAGTTTCTATAAAATTTCTTAACGCAGGTTGAACACTATCAGCGTTCATATAATCTGCCTCATCTATAATAACTACTTTATGTTTAGAGCTTTCAACTAAAGACACCGATGAAGCAAAGTTTTTGATTGTGTTTCTTAATGTATCAATATGTCTACCTTCGTCTGACCCATTGATAATTATATAATCTGCTCCAAGTTCCTCACACAAAGCACGAGCAACTGTAGTCTTACCAGTACCAGCAGTACCAGATAATAACAGATTAGGTAACTCATTACCTTTCAGAAATTTTGTGAAAGTATTTTTTAAATCGTCAATTAAGATACAATCCGAAATAGTTTTCGGCCTATACTTTTCTACCCAAAGAAAATCTGACATTGTTTTTCACCTCTTTCATAATATTATAATATGCCTGTTTTAATTGTTGCCTCTCCAATATTGTGTTTGTTTTATTCTTGCTGGTATTACCTTCGTTGTATTACAAGAATCACAACACACATCACCAATATTTTTTCCAAGCGGTGATGGATTATTAAAAGTTGGTTGTCCTTTAGAAATATCTTTCGTATCACGAGTCATTAAAACTCTACATAAACAACATTTTATTTCCATATTATATCACCACCTTAAAATGTTGAGTCAGCTTCTAATGCTATCCAATATTGTACTTTAACTTTCTTATTAATAAAATGAGCAATTTTTGCCTTTGATAAAGCCACATCATAATCACCAGGAACAATTTTCATATTCTCGGCCTTGATATATGCAGTAAACTCTATATTGGAATCGCCCACTATAATAGATGATACATTTGAATTGCTATTTTTCTTATCTAAAGCAACTAACTTAATTTTGCCATCCTCGCCTTTAAAGGCAATATCAGGTAAACTTAAATTAGTATATAACTTTTTGACAGACTCATAGTCTTCATTTTTTAATGTAAATGTTACAGTTTGATCTGGCATTTTAATTTCCTTTGAAGGAAATCTTAAAGTTGACTTGTCAGCAAAAGCATATCTTGCTGAAAGTGTTGATTTTTCATCTTGTATTTTAAGATTAGTATTGCCAGTAAACTTTAAAACTGGTTGTTTGAAAGAGTCTAATGCTCTTAAAAACTCTGGTAAATCATATACACCAAATTCAGTTTCAAACTCTTCCTCAACATCAGCTTTCGCCATAATGTTTTTCATAGTTGATACTGTATTAAGCGTGCTACCAGGCTTAAACAAAATATTAGCATTTATATCCGAAAAATTTCTCAAAATGCTAATTGTATTATCACTTATTTTCATTTCATCTCCTTGTCATAATTTAATAATAATATAACATAGTGTGCTGCCTTTAATAGATCAGCACGGTTATGTCCACCCTTCTTCCCATACCTACACAAATATTTAATTGCGTTAGCGTGGCAAAAATCTTTTCCTATCCTTAATGTTTTTAATAAATCTAAAACTTGAAAGCCGCCTTTACCTGTTGAGTAATGCTCGCCATAAGTAGATTTAATATAATCACCTAATTCTTTAAGGATTTTGTCTTCATTGAATTTCATAATTTTTTATAATATAATTATAACATTAATCTTTGTTAGAGTCAAGCTCTTCTAACTTCATTTTTAATGCTTTGACTTCTTCCACTTTATCTTCCACTTGTTTGGCAAGTGACTTATTATCCCATTTTAAATCTTCCACTTGTTTGGCAAGTGACTTATTATCCCATTTTAAATCGGCATTTTCTTTTTCCAATTCTCTATACGCAATTTCATCCATAGTGTCCAACGGTCTACGCATAGCTTCTGCCTTTCTTACTTTGTCCGTTAATTTTTTATTTTCTCTTTGAAATTTATCGTTAATTTCAAGAGCGATAGACAATGAATTATCCAATTCTTTAATTCTTTTATCTGTTTCATCAACTTGTCTAGTTAAATCTAAAGGTCCTCTATCGTCCACTTTTGTATGGTCTACTTCTATTCTAATTGCTTCTTTATTTTTATCTACCATATCGTTTCTTTTGTTCTTTTCGTAAAAGTTTCTCTCTTTTATGCCAAGCCCACACACTTGTTCCGCTGGCTATTTTTTCTATCCAATGATATATATAGTTATACATTATTTTATCTGTATCTATTTCCATTATTTCTCCTTATCTGACTCCATTTTCAGGTGGATGTACTTTTATATTTTTACAAACAGCTTCTAATTTCTTCTCATCTAATAATCTACTAAC